ATTAGTAGCACTAGGTTCAGGCGTTGCATATCCAAACTTTAGTGTATTAACAAAGTCTGAAGCTCAGACATTAGCAAATAGTTCAACTTTTACAGGAGAATAGTATGACTAGTGATTTATTAGAAGCAGTTAAACTATCAGAGGGATTTAGAGATAAAGTATATAAATGCACTGAAGGTTATGATACTATAGGCTATGGGTTTGCAATTAAAGATTTAGTTATGGATGAAGATATAGCTGAAATAATACTTAGAAGAAAGCTTGATTCTTTAATAGATAAAGCTGATAAAAAATTTCTTTTTTTAAAAACACTTCCTTTAGAGGTAAAAGATGTTATCTATGAAATGTGCTATCAAATGGGAGTTTCTGGTGTTTCTAAGTTTAAAAAAACATTAGCATATTTAGAAAACAAAGAATTTAAAAAAGCATCAATAGAAATGCTTGACTCTAAATGGGCAAGACAAACTCCTAATAGAGCAAGAAAATTAAGCAATATAATAAAAAATGTCTCTAGATAAATTTAAACTTCAAATGATAAAAACTACTATTTTATTTTTAGTTGTTTTATTTATTGCGGGATTATCAATTTATATAATATGATAGATAAAAAAATATCACTAGGAACTTTAATTACAATAGCTACAATTATAAGTACGTTTATATTTACGCAAGGTGCAACTTCTGTTAGATTAGGAGAAGTTGAATCAGATGCACAAGATGTTAGAAAAAAAATAATGTCAAACAGAGAACGTATACAAAGCGTTCAAATTGATGTAGCAAGAATTGAATCTAAAATTGATGAAGGTTTTAAACATCTAGAAAAATTATTAATTGATAAATAGGATTTACTATAAAAAGAAGAAAAAAAGACAAAGGAGTTGTTAAACGGGCAGTTGTAACGCCCGATAAGCATTTTCCTTTAGCAGATATGGATGCGATTAGTGTCCTTAAAAAGACTATTGAAATAGTCAAACCTGATATATATATAGATTTAGGTGATGTTGGCGAGTGGTCAGCATTTAGTGCATGGAAATACAAACGCAAAAAAGCCCCTCCTTTAGAATTTATGATTCCCGACATGGAGCAAGATGTAAAAGAAGTTAACGTAGGAATGGATTGGATAGATGAATCTCTTGATAAAGTTAATTGCAAAGAGCGTTATATTACTGAAGGTAATCATGACAATTGGTGCAATATGGCTGTTGAAAAATATCCATATATTCCACAATATAAGTTTGCCAATGCTGTTGGTCTTAAAGACAGGGGATATACTTACTATCCTTTTGGAAAGCATCTTAAGATAGGAAAGTTATATTTTTATCATGGGCATCAATTTGGTGGTCAATATCACGCTGCAAATCATTTAAGAAAAATGGGATGCAATATAATGTATGGGCATTGGCATGACCTACAACAACATTCTATGACTCACATGGACGGACCTAAGTCTGCATGGAGTATAGGCTGTTTAAAAGATATGAGTCCTAGTGCTAATAATTGGCTAGAACATAGAAATATTAATTGGTCTCATGCATTTGCAATTGTTGATTTTTATCAAAAAGGCATGTTTACAGTACACGTTATACAAATTATTAATGGAAAAACATCATTGTGGGGAGAGTTGATTAAAGGATGAGTAGTTGGTTAATTGGATTTTGTTTCTTTATTATTTTTGTTATTTATGCAGCAAGTATAATAAGTGAAATAAAAAGGAAAAAATAACAATGGAGATGTTCGATTTACTTGAACGCTTTGGTTTGCCAGTTATGATGGTAATAGCTCTTGGTTTATATGCAAAGCAACAAACGGCTTGGATTCAGAATGAATTGCAAAAAGAGTTAAGAGAATCTTTTGAAAGGCTAGAAGGTATTGTTATAAAGCTTATAGACGCTCAAAAACACTCTTTAATGGAAACAAAAGAGATTAAAGCTAGTTACCATGCGGTTGTAGAAATTCTTGCTAGTTTAAGCGGAAATGGGCTTAAAGAAAAATTTGTAACCAGTAAAAGAAAACGTAATAATGATTATTAAGGAGTTAAAATGGTAGATATGATAATTGCTTATTTAAAAAGCAACAAAGATGAAATAGTAGATGGCATTAATAAAAAGGTTAATATTCCTTTAGTTTCAGAAGCCAAAGAAGAAGAGATATTTGATTCTTTGTTTGATGCTGTGATGGAAGTACTTGAAAAAGTATTAAATAAAAAGAAATGAAATAAGGTTTAGTTTAGAGTGTCTGAACTTGAATCAGAGTTAAAAATATGTGGTCATTATTTTCTAGTTAGATTTATAGATAATTTAATGGCCGATGCAAATTCACATGCATGGGGTCGTATTCATATAGGAAAACAAATAATAGAATTAGAATTAAATTGTTCAGATTCTAAGAAAGAAGAAACTATAGTACATGAAACGCTTCACGCTATTGACAATTCTTTAGGTATTGGGTTAGATGAGGGACAAATATGTTCTTTAGCCAATGCTTTGTTTCAGCTTGGCCTTGGAGAAAAGCTGATGTCTAAAATAGATATTCCTAATCTATAGAATAATCTATATTTCTAATTTCCGCTAACGCTAATTTTGCAATATCTGCACGCTTAGAGTCGTCTATCGCCTCTAATGCAGTTAATGCTAAAGATAGTTTCTTTTTCATAGCTTTAACAGCAGTATTTAAAACATTCTTTTCAGTTTCTAAATGTAAGATGTACTCTTGGTCCATTTCATTTTCCTAACTGTTGATGTAGATACCCAATGTTTCCGAGGTATTTTTACATACTTAGGGTAATTTAAAGTATATATATTACTTTTCCTAGTGTCATTGTTCATTATAACTTTCCCTTAAATATAAAGCTAAAAGAATTGCATCTGATGTGTACAGCGTCACTTTTGTAGATGGGAATGCTTTAATAGCTATTTCTTTTAATTCTTTTTTTCTTATTTTCTTTTCTTTTGACAATGGCTGAAATCGTTGTTGCCACATTTTAGGTGTAATTAAATCATATTTAATCTCAAATGCTGACAATATTCCTTGCCATTGTCCGTAATTAGCTCCAAATGTAAATGTAGATACAACGCCTTGACCAGGGAAGCTATGTACTTTTTCCAATAAAGCAACACTACTTCCATCTAAATGTTTTTTAATTGAATGTGCCATTTCTTGTGGTGATTTAGGGCATTTAAAACATGTTAATGAATAAAACTGGTCAATAATAGCTACACCGCCATTAATACCTGGGTCGATACCTATGTATTTCATTTAACAGCCTCTCTAAATTCTTCAATTGTTTTGTAATCAGTCCCCATTCTTTTGTTGTATGCTTTAAGTTTTTCTAACTCTACTTCAGGATTCTTATGTTCTTCCTTAGCATCATCATAGTTCCCATCTAATACTTTGTCCATATTAGTTGGTGATAACACCCAGTCTATAGTTGCTCTCCAGTCAGAGGCCCTACCAGATAAAAAATCGGATGATTTAACTCTTGCAAAATAGTCTTCCCAGAACGCGATATCTGGATTCTCTTTTACTCTTACCTTTAAGGACCTCAATCTAGAGTTCCTAATGGAGTTAACCATAGGAACAGAGGAGTTCTTAAATGTTTTATTCCATAATTCCATAATCTCATCAGATGCGATAGCATCTTTATTGTTATTAGTATTCTTTTTATTATTGTTCTTATTATTATGTTCGGGTTTTTCGGTATAGGTATCAATCTTTTTCGGTATACCTATATGCTTTTTTAAGTATACCTTTCTCAGATTTCCTTTAGACCTATCAACACTTATCTGTATATACCCTCTTTTTACTAGTGATGATACCCATGATGATACAGTATTCTTGTTAACATTATATAGCTCAGAGAAGTAGCTATTAGAGGCCCAACAATACCCATGCTTACTGCATAAAGCTGTTAGTTCCGCATATAGCAACTTCTCAGATGAGCTAAGATTAGCGTCATACCTTACATCAGAAGGTAAGATTGCATAGTACGAAGGCGTATTCATACTATTTTGCATTATTCTCCTCCACCTTCCCTTGCAAATCAGTTATTGAAGATGATTTTTTAATAGGCTCACTAGTCATCTTTGACTTAAGGCTATTAAGAAAACCATCTGCTTGACTTGCAGTAATTGTAGGTTTTTTCAGCCAATCTAATGCGATTTTATGTTCCTTTTGAGTCATTACAATCTTTCCTGACTCTAAAAGTCCCATGATTTCTTTTAACTGACTTTCAGATATGTACTTAGTATTAAACTTAGTTTTCATCTCAGATACATACCTATTATCATCGAATTTACCTTCAAATATATCTGAATTAAATCCTAGCTTACTTAATGCTTTGGTTAAAGCGTCAGTAGTTACTTTTTTAGCAAACTCATCGTCAATCCTACCACCTCGTTGCATTGCAATAGATGAGTTAATTGGGAATGACCCCTCTCCATCTTTTGTTTTGTACCAAAACTCTGATTGATATAACGCCATTCCATTAGCCATTGGTGTAAATACTTCATTCTTGACACCCCAACCAATTCCTATAGGTCCAAACATCTCTGTAGCTCTCTTAACTTGTTTTTGTGCATCTATAGCTGTAAAACCACCACGTTGGTTCACATACTTAGTATGCTCTGGATTAGTCTGAGAAACTTGTTCCCATATTTTCATGTTTTTGTTTGTCATTAGTCCCTTACCTTTCCACCAAAGTTCTTTTCACACTCGCTCCAAAAAGCACAAAACTTCTTAGAACACATGAAACTAGAACGATTTGGTATGTATGTTTCATTATCTATGCCTTTAGCTACATTTTCTATTAAACTAAGTGCATATTTTTTGTCTGCGTTATTAGGTTTCCATCTAACTTGTTGAATCTTTGGATTCTTATTTTTAATTAAATAGTCTAACCCTAATTCATTTACTTCTTCATCATGATTTTCTTTATATCCAATGCCATACATTGTTAATTGTAGCATATGGTCGTTAGATATTTTATACTCACCATCTTTTTGCGGTACACTTCTTCCCGCAGTTTTATTGTCTATAATAGTTTTATCTTCTGTAATAACATCTGCAAATTGCAGTATATCATAATTAAAGTCATCAAATTCTATAGCTAATTTTTCTTGTACAGATATAGGCTGTATTTTATCCGCAATTTCATCGGCCCATTTACCAACTGAATTTATACCAACTTCTCTTAATACGTCTGGTTTATCATCTTTATGAAAAAAAGTTTCATCTTTATTGTTATCATATTCAGTAACAAAAGCATCTTTAACATCATCAGATGGTAAATTTTTTCTTGTAATAATTTTTTGTTCCATATCTACATTAATAGCATTGTCAATAGATTTACCATATAACAATGCAATTCCAGGTGGTTTCGGTCCTAATTGTTTTTTAAACATATATTGTGCCGAACACTTAAGGTATTGTGTTATAGATGATGGACTTAAATGTGGTTTTTCCATATTATATCCTTAGTTGTGGAATGCCCAGTATCACAAAAGAGGCAAAAGGAGACGATAGAGTCTAAAACCTCTTGGCTACGCTCACGCTAATAGCTCTCTACTGGGCTAGGACATACTAAAATGGTATATCTTGTGAATCCGTTTGTGTATTTTGACTTGGTGCTGTGTCTTCTTTCTTGGTAAATGATATTTTTAAATAACTTTTACCGCTTTTAGACTCATTAATCCAAGCTGACATATACTTATCTTCATTTTCTATTGTTGCTGTCCCTGTATAATCTGGGTGTTTATCTGTTTTTTTATCCGTATTTTTAAATAAAACACCTCTGTTATTGTTATCATATTCTGGCATAATTACTCCTTATTTGTTTAATTATATCTACTAGCCATAGGACTTCTGCTTTATATTTAGTCTAGCATTCTTTTCGACGAGTACATCAACCCTGACGTACCTATGCCTACGACCAGTAGATAATTCTGTTATTTAGAGGATATTATTGTTTCCCTTAGTACAAACCTTTCGATTGGAGAAAGGTCTCTAATTTTATCTATTAAAGCCACAAAATCTACACTTTTAGATGCAAGTTCATAGTAATCACCTATTTCTGCTTCCCAATGTCTTCTAGATGCTAATTGTCTAGGTGAAATCTTACCATTATGACTTGCATTTTTCAAGAATTTAGTTTCTTGTGGTTCAAATTTGTCTTTTAAAAGAGTAAGTGCTTCTTCTCTTAAGTGTGGATAGCCCTCTACTGCAAGTACACATCCTGCATGATTAGATTTGTAGTTATCTTTGTAATACTTGATAGCGTTGTCATCTATCCTTAAAGTAGTGTTTACTTTCATTATAAAACCCCTTGTTAAAATGTGATGTAATTTATATTACTTTTCTTCTTTGTCCAAACTTTTTTTATTTTTTTCTAATTCTTCAGCTTTTTTCTTCGTATGATTCTCGAATTTCTTTATATCTTTCTTAAAATCAATATATTCATTAATAGTATTCATTGTAAGATTTAAGTAGTGTCCCATTTTTTGCAACTCTACTACAATTGCTTTTATTTGTTCTTCTACTTTTTTTAGTCTTGATGGTTTGGTTTTAGCCATTTCTTTGTCCTTTCTTCTATTACATCATCTAAGATGTTTTTGTTTTTGCTACCATGCTCTCTGATAGCACACTTTCTACATATTTTAAGCTCCTCAGATTTAGTAACTCCAATTTCATATGTTTTGTATATGTACTGGTGATGCCTCATCTTATATTCCTTGCACATATAGCAAGTATATTCTCTCTTAGGTAGCTTTGCAACAATCATTTTTTAAGTTTTTTCCGTGCATTTTTACTTAAGTTTGTATGAATACTATTATATTCAGTACCTACTAACCTATCATATGGCCATGGTAATTTTTTTCTCCAGTATTGTATTCTTTCCCATGTTTTCGAGTTCATTTTTTCTCCTTGTTTTAAACTTTAGGGGCTTGACCCTCGTTAGTGTTACCTGGATATCTATTCATCTGTGTTATCACTCGCCTGTCAATATCCCCTAGTTGTAAGCTGTAAGGTGTGCTTCATTATTCTTGTTGATGGTCTAGAAATTCCATCATACTCAAATCCATCGCCTAACTTACAGCTAATAATTAAGAGCCGTACCTCACAATAACGGGTCGTTAAGGATATATTGTCCACCTCACTCTTAATTATTCATTTATTAATTTTAAAACTTCTATCATGTCTGGATTAATCATTATATCAGACTTTTGTAATTTCATTCTTCTACTTACAATAACTCTAAGTCCTTCTATCGTAGCTTTATGACTACCCCATACATATTTAACTTCACTTCCTATGTTTTTCATTAAGGCATTAATTAATTCATCATACAACTTTACTATTTCTGCTCTTGTTCTGCTCATTTAGTCTCCTATGTTTTAATGAATTTATTATGATAGCTAATAATTACCTAGTATTTTTTACTTTTGGTATGTCTTTTGAATCAAACATATTTACAAATGTATCCAAGATATCTTCGTTTGACATATGTTCAAGTCCTTCGTACCCGTGCATCATTATATCATAAATATCATTACCGCCATAGTTTTCAACATAAAAAACTGCTAATTTATGCCTCATTTTATCATAATCTGGTATTCTACTCATTAATCTACTCTTCTCATTATTATCCAATCGCCTATATTAAATATATGGTCTACTGCATTGGATATTGCTTGTTTATTGTTCAGTTCGCCATCTTGATATATTTCTTCATCTTCAACCATTTCATACTTGCCTATCATTTCTTTAGAAGTATATAAAAAATTATCATTTATCATCCTTGCCCCTTTCTTTAGTTTTTGAGCCATTTTAAACTCATCTAGCTCTTTTATCTTTATCCCTAACTTTCTTTCCAATGAATCGTATTTATCTATCATTGTTACCCCCTTGTTTTATTTTTCTACATCCATGTAGTAAACTCCATGTGTAGAGTTTGTCTTTTTATTTACAACATTCTTTGTATGTATTTCGTAGCCTCTTTTTCTCAGTTCTCCGATAATTCCCCCCAATCTTATCGTATTGAACTTACTTGGCGGATAACAATCTAATTGACTAAGTGTTTTCCCCGATTTTAAGTGGTCTAATATCATTTTAGTTTTACTACCTTTTTGGAAGTATCCATTTGCCCTTAAACTTCCATCTTTATTAATTAGTTGTGGCTTTCCCTTATATTTTAAGGTGTTATGCTGTAATTGCTTAACATTTTTAGGTCTGCCTCTTTTAGCTTTACTCATTTACTATCTCCTTTTAGTTAGTCGTTTATACGTCTGAGAAAATTAAGCCTTTCAGAACGCTGTGCATTAGTTTCGTTTACTTTTTTCTTAGTTAGCATTGGTTTCCTTTTTGTGTTTTCGCTACTAGTATCAATTTGACTTTCAGCCATTACTGATACAACTAATTTTGAAAGTAATTTGTTTTTATTTTCCATAGCATCAGCTAATATTCCAATTTGCTCACGCCTAGTCATGTTTCTTAGCTCTTTTATAGTCATTGCTATCTCCTTATTAGTTATATTCTAGTTCTACATTAAAAGGCTCTACATCATTGCCTAAATCAAAATTTTCTATAAAGTTCTTTATTCCATACCAATCTTCTTCATCTACTGGAAATAAGTTGTATTCGTAATCTTGATAATCTTCATTTGCCCATAAACGTATCTCATCATAATCTACCTCTACGTCTATATCATCTGTATCAATACCCGTAGAATCTTCTAAGTCAGCTACAATAGCACGTCTTAATGCGATTGCGATTGGACATTGACACGCGTCTTTTCTTACTCCCTTCCTTATATCATCTTTAGTTACTTCAACTACAATACTCATTTACTTTTCTCCTTATATAAAAAAGTTAATTATTTCGTACCAAATCCAAATGGAAGTTGTAATTATAAATATCCATACAATGCCTCTCATTTACTTTTCTCCTTTTCTTTTTCTATTTTTTCTCTAAATGATTCCCACATCATTTGACATCTAAGTTTTTCTTGGTTACTGGTCGCGTCTTTTTCTTTTTTCTTCCAGTAATACATTTGCTCATTCAAATACTCTATATATTTTCTCAATCGCATTATCTCCTATTTATATTCGTGTATTTGCTTTAATTCTTTAGCTTTACAATCTTCTATAACTATGTACTTAGGATTAATTAATTCTTTTATTTTTATCTTAAATTCATGCTGTCTTATCTTATCATCATAATGCATTGATTGGTCTAGATATTTATCGTACATATCTTTAAAAGTTTCTTCATATTGACGTCCATAGCCGTAGCATTTTCCGCTATGATATATATTATCAGTAATTTCAAATTGTACTGAGTGATAAGTATTTCCGTTTACTTTATCAAAATATTTTTTTACTAATACTATTAAATCATTATCCATTATTATCTCCTATTTTAATGGGGACTCACATATTCCTTTGCCGTACTTCTCAGCTAGTTTCCCAGTTTCGAGTGTTGTAGGACTTACAGGACCAGTTATTGTCCCCATTATAGTTATTATTATTTTGTGTTATCTTCAGCTAATCCATTTAAGTCCATTTTTAAATCTCTAACCGCTTGAATCGCGTCATCAGCACAATCTGAATAATCTCGTATATTGTTTAAATAGTCAATAGCACTTTGAGCTTCATCATATGCCTCAGAAAATTCTGAGCTAACATTTTCTATATTATCTTCTATATCACTTAGAACTTTTCTTAGGTTATCGATTTGGTTTACCTCTGTGTTGTTTTGAAGATGGGTTATCTGCTCAATGATTCCAATCGTACCATCATTATGCATTATTTTCTTGATTTCTTGTAGAGTTTCGCTATCTTTTTGTAGCTGTGCTAAGTCCTCTAAGATGTATTTTATTTCCATTTTGTTTCTCCTTTTTGTTTGTTATTTGTTATTGAACTACTTTATAGTCATATGTATATGCTACAAAATTTATATGTTTGCTTGTTGTTACGCTCCACCAACCTAGAGGTCTAACCTCTTTTTTTTCATGGTCTATTTCTGCTACTTTTGTTAAGTAACTGAATACAGCGTCATCACTTACTAACAGATTTTCTTTGTATCTTCCTAGCTTGGTTAATTCACTTAGTTCTACTTTCATATTGTCCCCTTTTTTATAGTTTTTGTATGTTATCTATATCTATTATTTTTAAGTCTATTAAGCCGTTATCACCCCAAATTGTAATCATATTATCTTCAAGGTCTACTGAAAATGCATTATTTATATCTATATCTTCTATTTTATCTAATATAATATTATTTCTAATCCAATGTTTTGGACGTTCTGCACTTCTTTTAATTATATTAGCATTCCAAATACATTTCTTTATTTCTGATGCAATAAACTCATTACTTCTATCTGATTTGCATATTATGTTATTATTATCATCTATGATTAATTTCATATTATCCCCTTTTTACTTCACCATTTAATTGATTTAATATGCTTTCATTTACTTTAATCACATTCATAGCTGTACTTATTCTATCTTTAAGCATTACTATTTCTTCTTCTAATTGTTTGATTAGTTTTATTTTTTTTTCTATGTTCATACTATCCCCTTTTATATTAATTCGTTAGTCTCCATCATATCCTGAACTTCATCTTCTGACATATAATTTATACAACAAAGTATTATTGTATCTTTGTCATAAAGTCCTTGTTCTATATTTTCTATTAATAAATTTGTATAATGTCTAGGCATATTATCTCCTTTTTGTTTGTTTGCTGTTGCAATTTATAATACAATTTATATTACTTGCAAGGATTATTTCATTTTTTCTATATCTTTTTTTATTTCTCCGAATAGATACCATAAGATTAAAATACAAATTATATGCATCATTCTAAGCGGTATTAAATAATAAAATGGCTGATAATTTAGAAATTCTATCATTTTATATGCTCCCTTTTTATGCTTTTATTTTAACTGGATAATTATGCTTTTTTTCTAATTCGATATATATTTTATTTAAATTATCTATTGCTCGTTCTAGTCCTATTTCAGATGCAAGGTTACAGGTATCATCATTTAACTCATTTAACTTGCTTTCAAAATAAGCTAACTTATCAATTATATATCCGATTTTATTTATTTTATTTTGCATTTCATTTGCTCCTTATTTATAATATTTTTTCAAGAATCTTGAATCTGTTATTGGTGTTGCATTCGTATATAATCCAATTCTTTTTTCTACATCTTGCATTTTAATAAAATAACGCTTACGCCCGTTATATAAATAGTTACCATTTAGATTTTCATCTATTCTAATTCGCGCAAATACTTTTTTAACGTTCTTACTTGTTATCTCATTTATTCCGATTGACATTGTAGCCCAAATTAACGCGTTTGTTATAGGCCACTCTTTATCTGTTGTAAGTTTTTTATAATTTTTACTAGTGCTATTAAGTTTCGCTTTCTTTCTTTTAGAATAGCGATTTCTTCTATCACCCTTCCTGTCCCAATTCATTACTATTGTCCGTATAAAAATTTAAAAGTTTATCTTCATACCAGTTTGCTTTACGAAGATCTTCTATTGGTTTTTTCTTGTACCTGAATCTCCAACGATACTTTAATGAGTTACCTCGCAAGTAACCTATGAACTCATCAGGGGTTAACATTGCTTGTATAGCATCAATACATTCTATATCTCCTGAATTATAATGTGGTGGGCTATTAACATAGTCTGTCTTTTCAGTCATTATTTTTTTATAATGTTTAATCTCTTCGCCCTCACTTTCAAAATTAATATTGTCCCAATCGGCAGGTGTTGCATCATCAATGCTCTCCCTCATGCTTACTCCTTAAATATTCCTCACTTTGTCTATATATTTCATCTACCCAATCTTCAGGTAAACTCTCTTCTGAGAACCATCTAAAACCATTTGACCAGGCCCATTCTCCATGTGATCTTTTAGTACCATCTTTCCTTCTC